CCATGGGTGGAATGACCACAAAGACCAACAAAATCAATTACCCGAAACTCATCAAGACATGGCGGCAAATGTCAGAGATGGCAGAGGTTGAAGATGCTATTGAAGAGATTACTAATGAAGCTGTGGTGATGGATGATGAACGGGATATCATTGATATCACTTTCACCGAAGATGACAAAAACAAACTCTCCGAAGAAGATAAGAAAAAGATCGAATTGGAGTGGGGCCGTGTCAAGAAGCTTTTAAGTATTAACCGTAAGTTGGATGAACTCTTCCGACAGGCTTATATTGATGGTGCCTTATATTTAGAGAATGTTTATTATTTGGATGATCTCAAGAAGGGTATTATCAAACTCAACCTTCTGGCTCCCCACCACATGGAAATTTTTTATGATCAGGATGGGAGACGGTATTTCAAGTATACACCAGTGGCGGACAACAAAGCCACGGCCGCTTACCGTCGGGAAGATTCCTACATTCTCGATGATAATTTAGTTACTTTCGTGTCCATGGGATATTGGAACATTGATAAAACTGTTCCTTTATCCTTCCTGAATAGGTCTGTTCGTGTTGCTAACCAGTTGAGGATGATGGAGGATGCTCTTGTCATTTACAGGATGGTTCGGGCACCTGAGCGGAGAGCTTTTTATATAGATGTTGGAAAGATGCCCAAAGCGAAAGCCGAACAACATATTCAGAATCTAGCAAACAAATATCGCAACACAAAAATTTACAACACGTCTACAGGGGAAATAGAGACGGCCAAGTTGACATTAGCCGCAGTTGAGGATTTCTGGCTTCCTCGACGTGAGGGTAAGGGAACTGAGATTGAAACTCTTCAGGGTGGACAAGCTCTTGGTGAGACGGATGATATTGTATACTTCCTTAAGAAGTTATACAAGACTTTAAAGGTTCCTAGCGGCCGTCTGAGTGCAGAATCAATTTTTGTGGGTTCACGGACTACAGAAATTACCCGTGAGGAATTACGGTTCTATAAGTTCATACAAAAACTTCGTCGTATGTTCAATATTGTATTCATAGACATCATCAAGAAGAACCTTATTATCACTGGGAAGATGTCACAACATGATTGGAATAAAGTAGAAGACTTTATTACATTTGACTGGGCATCTGACAACCGCTTCAGTGAGATGACAAAACTAGAGGTCATGACAGAACGGATGAATGTGGTCTCAAGTGCGGATGGGTATTTAGGACGTTACTTCTCCAGACAGTATATTATGATGGAACTTTTAAATTTTACAGAAGAAGATATCAAAGAAATGGACGAGCAAATTGAACAGGAGATTAGCGATGGTTGGATTGAAGGAGCGAGTCCTGATGATGAAGATGGAGGAGGGTTTGATGAACCTGAATTCAAGTCCGATAAACCACCACCCGGTCAACAACCGCAAGAAATAGAACCCACACCAATAAGTCCCCCGCCGAAAGAACCCGAAAAAAAGGCGGGGGGTAACCAAGGAGGCTAGTTATGAAAAAAAGAGAAATGCTTAAACACGTCGTTAACGGAGAGATGTCCGATTTTAAGGATACCTTCAATCAGGAAGTTGATTCCAGAGTTGGGCAGGAATCTGCCATGATTCGGGATAATGTAAGAGCAGAGTTTGGTAACGCTCCGGCTGGCGATGGTGGCAACGGAGAAGATGAGTAAAAGTATTATAAATACTTAAAAACCAGCCCAAGTTAAAGGAGAAGAGTAATGCCCAACATTATTTCACCCGGAGTATATATTTCGGAAGAAGACCTGTCGGCCGTAACCCCGGCGGTTCCGGCTTCCGTAGGTGCGTTTGCGGGACTCTTCGCCAAGGGACCAGTGTTCACTCCAGTTCTAGTCACTAATGAACTGGAACTTGTTGATATTTTTGGAACTCCAAGCAATGCGAATTATGATCATTTTTATACTGTTTGGAATTTTCTTCAGTATGCGGGAGCGATTTACGTGGTCAGGTGTGTTGACCCGGATACCGCTTTGAACGCTGGGATGGCTGTCCAATCTGACAGTGTTTCTGTAGTCCTTTTGGTTGATGATGCTTCCGTTCATGATGTAGGGGATACCCTTACCGGAAGTGATTCAGGAGCCACAGGAACTATTGATGTGATTGACGGGAACTACATTGATGTAACCATCCTGACACTGGCATTTGAAGACGGCGAAACTGTTACGGATGATAATGGAGCGGATACTTCTATTATCCAAACAATCCTTATGGCGAATACCCAGCATTCGGCGTATATCGAAGACCTTGATAGTTATGATGATGCTGAAGTGGTTGGTGATGTGCTTCATATCTATTCCAAATATCCCGGCATTGAAGGCAACGATTACAAAGTTGCCATCGCAGGGCCAACCAACCTGTCAGAAGCAATTGTTCTGGGTGGAACCCAGACATTTGCGGATGTTTTAGAAGAGATACCATCAGCGGCTAAAAACGAATACGCTGTACTCGTTTTAACATCAACTGATGACATTGTTGAAAAATTGGTTGTGTCGTTGACCCCACAGAATACCAATGACAGGGGAGATGTAAATTACATTGACGCCTATCTTCGCAATAATTCCAGATACCTCACCGGATACAAGAATGCCAATGTCGATTTTGTAGAAGACGTGTTGGTACAATCTGTTGCAATGGCTGGCGGAGATGATGGGGTTGCTGGCATCGCTGATGGTGATTATATGAAGGGGTACGATTTATTTGCTAATACAGAGCAAATCGATGTAACCTTTACTATCGCCGGTCCCCATACATCAGATACGATGCATGATTACATCACTCAAAGTGTAGTTGAAATTGGTAAGTTGTCCGTAGCCTTCCTTGACTGTCCGAAATCGGATGTTGTTGGAACAGCGCTAATAGACAGCGCCAGACTCACTGCTCTGAAAACTACTTATGATGATCTTGACAGCAAGTATGCCTTCCCTCTGACCAACTGGAAGAATCAGTACGATAAGTGGAATCAGGAATATCGTTGGATTCCGTTGGGCGGGGACATTGCTGGCCTCTGGGCACAGAGTGCTGTTGAGAAAGAGCCGTGGTTCGCAGTTGGAGCCTTCGATGCTCAAATTAAAAACGTTAACAAACTGGCATGGAATCCAGCACAAGCATACAGGGATCAACTGGCTGTTGCAAGGCTGAACGCCATCACAACATTTGCTGGACAAGGAACGGTTATCTTCAGTCAGAGAATCTTGACTGGTACAGCTTCAGCGCTGAACAGGATGAACGTGCGTATGCTTCTTATCTACATTGAGAAAGCCCTATCCAAATCACTTCCAGCGTTCTTGTTCAAACCGAATGATAGTTTCTTGAGAAGTCAGATTTCTGCTCTTGTTATCTCCTTTATGAACGATATTGAAGGTCGTAGAGGGGTCAATGACCCAGAGGGTGGAGAAGCTTTCCGTGTGGTATGTGATACCACAAACAACACTCAAGAAGTTATCGACAACCAGCAAGTTCGTGTAGACCTTCTTCTGAAGCCCACACAGGCGGCGGAATCAATTCTGCTTAACGTTGCGGTTACCAGAAGTGGTGCCAGCTTCGATGAAATTGTAGGCCGTTAATTAAAGGAGAAAGATAATGGCAAGTAAAAACTCAATTGAAAGGTTCAAGGCCCAGTTTGGGCCGGGGGCACGTCAGAACCTCTTCGAAGTCATTTTCCAGCTTCCTCCGGGGCTATCAGTTCCGGGTGATGCGGCCACGGGTGAAACACTGAGCTTTATGGTGAAGTCTGCGTCTATCCCGAATATGAACATTGCTCCCATTGATGCGGTTTACCATAGGGGGATGAAAATTCGTCTATCCGGAGACCCCACTTTTGCGGAGTGGCCATGTGGGTTCTGGCTTGACAAGAAGTTCGGTGCATATAAGACGATGCTTTCATGGATGCACCTTGTTCGTGATCCCGTAACCAACGTTGCTTCAGAGCCACAGCTTTACAAAGGTGGAGCCGAAGTCCATCAACTGGATGAGGCTGGAGAAGTTCTTTATAGTGTTCAACTGAATGGCCTCTGGCCGACAGATATCAGCGAAGTCGCTTATGATACTTCAGCGGAAAGCACTATCGAAGAGTTCAACGTGACTTACGCATATGATTACTTCTTCCCGCTAGACTAAGAGGTGAGGCCATATGGCGTTTAATCTCTTAGAATTGGCCCGATTCTCAGTTCTTGTGCCCGTGGACCTAGCCCGATTTGGGCTGACACGGGCACATCATTTTTCATTTCATATTGACGTGTCCCCAAGCGTGTTAAAAATGGGGTCCACAAATTTCGAATATCTAATGAAACGTCATATGGATGAACTGAGATGGAAGGCTTTACAGTCCTCTGCCATGCATTTGGTACAGGGGGTCTACTGTAAAGGTGTGTCTGTTCCATCCATTAATTTAGAGACAGAAAAGCAAAGGATTAATAGCCGTATCCGCACGGTTGCTATGATGAAGAGTTATGATACCCTGAATGTGGATTTCTTCCATGATAGGGATGGGGCTCTCCGTCGTTTTATGTATTGGTGGATGTTCGCTATTGATCAGAATGATTCTAATCCTTACCGACTGTTCCCGAATGAATATAAATCTACAATGCGGATTGTTATTTATAATGATTATCAACAACCAGCGGTAGAGATCATTTTTGAGGGATGCTTTCCTTCAGTTTTGGGTGATCTTCCATTGGCCCATGCTAGTGAGAATGAATTTGCGTCCTTCCAAACAACTTTCGATTATGACCGTTATGTCTATAAAGAGCACGGTATGGTAACACCCGGAGGATTATCAGCACTTCTCCGGACTGCCATTCCACCCCCCTCATCATTAACCGCTCTCCTTAAAAAGTAAAACATACCTCCCGAAATTGGGGGGTTTTGTTTATAAATACTTAAAAAACAAGGAGTAGTGAGTTATGTTTTCTAAAATTGATTTAACCAAGATACCTAGAATATTAATCGCCAAGTATGTGGGTGCTACGCTTGCTCATGGATTTGGTATAGGTACGTTTTGCCTCTTTGGGTTTATGGGCTTCGGGAATATGTGGGGGTATCTTACTTCGGGAGAAAATTTTATTGAACTTAGTTTTAATGAAGCGATTACTGCTTTAGTCGTTTTGGTCTGTTGTATGTTTATTATTGTTTGTACTGGGAGTATAGTGGATGATCTATGGGTTAAAATTGTTGAAGCGAATAAAAAGGAGGGTTAATCATGTCTTTACCAAAACATGATGTGAATTTTTTTGAAGAGAGTTTATTATCAAATCCTGATAAAATTGTCAGGTATCGCCCGTATACTACGAAGGAGGAAAAAGAATTCCTTCTAGCCGTGGAGACGGAAGAAGAAGATAAGATCATGAGTGCTGTAGAAAGTATTGTCCGTAATTGTGTTCAGGACGTGGATGTGGATAATGAGATGACTCCCGTGGATACGAACTATCTTCTTATTCGTATTCGTCAAAAAGGTAAAGGGGATATTATAGCTTTCGCATGGAAATGCGAAGAGTGTCAGGGGATCAATCGAGACACGCTGGACACGAACGAAGAATTGGAATTCAGGATAGCGGACCCTGACCCTATCCAATTGGATGATTGGACCGTTAATTTGAAATGGCCGACCAATGGTTTGGTCAGCAAACTCAAAGGGATTTCAGAGATAGAACGTAATTACAAAGTGCTTGCTTACTCCATCAAGAACATCGTGGAGGGGGAAACTGTCAGTGATGAGTTTACCCCGGATGAAATTCAAGAGTGGGTAGAGAATCTTCCACCGAAGCTTTTTGAGAAGTATACTAAAGAGTATGGTCAGAAGTCTCCACGTATTATTGTAAATAAGATAGTGAAGTGTGGACACTGTGAAGCCAAGGAAAGAGACCTTGCGCTGGAGGAAGCGGCCGCTTTTTTTCTCTCCTAGCCTTTAGTGGTGATATTACATTAAAGGCGCTGTATGAAATCATACACACTCTCCAATTCTGGGCAGGACTTCAGCTTGGTGATATCATGGAGATGTATCCATTTGAACGAGAGATTTATCTGAACCTCTATATTAAGTCTGAAAAGGAACGCCAGAAGGCATTAGAAGAAGGAGCTAAAAAATAATGGCAAGAGCAGATGACACCGCCAGAGCGAATATGGCAAAAGAAGCCGTGGCCGCCTTTAAGCCTGTTGCTGAAGAGATGAGCAATGCTATCAAACAGTCTGTGGGTGATATGAGCAATGCTGTGAGAAATTCTTTTGGTGTTGTGGCGGAAACTTCTAAAGAAGAACTGGGTTTGGTCCATGATTTTGCGGCCGCTAAAATTAAATCTCTTGCCAATTTGTTCACCGGGCCATTGGCAGAGTCCGTTAAAGCTGTGTTGGGTTTGGGTGCTGAGAAAGATGAGGGGAACGAGGCGGATCAACAGACAGCCATGGCTACCAAAGAAACGGTAGAAGAAGTCAAGAAGGCCCACGTTGAACGTAAGAAACAAACGCCTGTCTTTACCCGTATCTGGGAAGAAATGCGAATGATGCGTAGATTTTTCGTAGATGACTTTCAAGATACACAGGAAGCAATCAAGGAAGCTGTTCAGGCTTCTTCAGATTCCTTAGAAGCCGCTATATCAGGTGCCGGGGGTGAAGAGCCGGGTAAGAAGAAAAATCCTCTCCTAGAAGCTCTGGGGGGTATATTGGGTGGAATGTTCGGTCCCATCACTATTCTTCTATTGGCGGCTGGAGCATTTGCGCTTGCTATGGCTTCAGAGTTTGTAATTGAGGTAAAGAAAAATCTAAAAATACTTTTTGGTTGGGTACTAAAACCCTTCGCTAAGATACTTGTCTTTATTAAGGAATCCAAATTTGGACAGATGATATTGAAAGTGTTCAAACCAGTTACCCGATACTTCGATGATATATGGAAACTTCTATCAAGGGTTGGGGGTCTTATCGCCAAGAACCCGGTAGTTGCCCGGATGTTGAAATTGGGTGGCGGCCTTGGAAAATTCCTTGGAAAGATATTTTTACCTATTACTATTCTTATGACAGCATGGGACGCTATCTCAGGATTTATGGCGGCTGAGGGAATTTTTGGTGAAGGGGCTGGACTTATTCAGAAGATGGAAGCGGCTATTGGTGGTATTATTTCAGGACTCACTTTTGGTTTGTTGGATGGTGAAACTGTTGCCAAGCTTATTGAAAATACCAGACAAAAGTTTATAGCTGGGTGGAATAACGTTCTTGATACTATCAAAGAGTTTTGGTCATTCATTACAGACGGAGAACTCCTAAAGACCATGAAAGATTTCATGAAAACGGTGTGGCACGATTACATCATGGAACCGGTTAAACAATTTTTCATCACCATCAAGGATGCTCTGGCCAGCGTACTGTTGTGGGTAGGGGAAAAACTGGATTTTGTTCCGGGTATTGGTGCGAGTATCAAAGATTTTGCTTCCGCTATGAAAGCTGATGTTACGGCGGCCCGTGGGGTTATGGCTGAAGAAGCTCAGGCTATAAAGATTGCACGGGGAGCCCAAGCAACCGGGGCACAGACAGAAATGCTGGCGGGGCCGGGACTTTTTGCTCCAGTGAGTACACCACCTATTAATGTGCTTCAACAAAACGCATCTGCTCCCACATTCATGACGCAGGGATTTAATAGTCAAGACGAAATGTGGTCATCTCTTGGACCGTAAGGAGTAACAAATGCCACAGATAGATAAATCCCAATCAGCCCCAAAATCAGCTTCCCCGGATAATTTTGGTAGTCTGGAATACCCTAAAAATGTTTATGAACATGGGTCTACTCTTACATTAATCCCTACAGTTCGACACGTGGAATTTAACAAAGAAAAGTTGAATGATTCTAAAATACAAACCACGTCCAAAGGAGCTATACATTTACCAATTCCCCCGGCTCTCAGTGAAACCATTAACAACGAGTGGGAGTCAGCACTAAACACCAACAGTATAGCTGAATTGATTGTGGCTCAGGTTGGTGTAAAGTTATCAGACGCTCTGGGTATGTTTGGACGTAGGGCTCAAGTAAACTCCGGGATATCTAATGTCAACGCTGATATTGTTCAATTATATAAGGGATCACAACCCAGAGAATTTCAATTCCAATGGACTCTTTTACCAGAATCTCAAGAAGAAGCTCTTGAAATTCGGAAAATAATTAAGGCACTGAAATATTATTGTTCACCATCTTTAGCGGAAGGCACCAAAATTGTTAAAACTATAGCGGCGTTAGCGGATTCTGTTACTCATCTTAAAAGAGTGGTTAAAGATGGTGTTCAGAGATTTCCCGGTCCCGGTGGAGAGGAAGTAGAGGGAGGGAAAGAACCTACTCCAATAATTCGTAACGAAAATATTAATCTATCCTTTTTATCATATCCCGCAACTTGGGATATCCAAATTGAATATCAATCTCCATCTGGGGGCAAGGTTAAAATTTTTGAAATTCTGCAATGTGTTAACACTGCCTTGACTATCACTTACAATGAGGGAGATTCTTTTAATTTCTATCGGGATGGAACTCCTATAAAAATTAGTATTGATTCAACTTGGAGAGAGACTCGAATTTTTACCACGGATAAGCTGGAAAGTTCAGCCCTGTATTAAGGAGAAATTATGGCTATTGATTATTTTCAGCTATTCCCAGATATAGAAATTGATGGGGTTACTTACAAAAATCTCTTTAATAAATATCAAGTGAACAGGCGTTACGTTCAAGACGTGACATTTTATTATGAGTACACGGTACAGGATGGAGATAGGTCCGACATCCTTGCATATCAGTTTTTCGGAAATGCTAAGTGGTGGTGGTTGATTCTTTTGTTTAATGATATTAATGATCCGTTTTTTGGTTTTCCTATGACAGAGGAAGAGCTTAAAGATACCCTTACCCTTGTAATAGCAGAAAATCCCACTGCTGACCCAGTAGAAGTTGAAGCGGCTATAAGGGAAGAGAATGAATTAAAGAGGACTATTAAAGTTCCCCGTGCTGAGTTTGTGTATGAGATTATTGCATCTATTAAGAAAGACTTAGGTATCACTATATAATGTCATTCGAATCAACTAATATAATCATCGAAGAGTTCAAGATTCTCAAGGACGATAAGGAAATTTTCTTGACTCCAGAAGAAGTTCTTGCTTTCGAAATATTTGAATCTATTACAGCCCCGTTTATTACTGGTCGGATAATCATCACCCACCGTAAGGGTATTGAGGAATTGCTTCCTATTACCGGGGATGAGATTATTATTTTAAGGTTCCAGAGCCGGGGAAGAGAAGATAATCCAGACCCGATTAATGATTTACGTCTCCGGGTATTTGCTGGGAGAGAAGAGACCATAGGGTCTGATAGACAGAATTACCAGAGAACGTTTAAGCTGTTTGTGGCTGATGAGCAATTTGTTAACTCAATTAACAAAGAGTACAGCCGAAGTTTCAAAGAACAATCTGTATCAAAAATAGTACAACATATTGCTGAGAAGATGATAGGTGTAACTATGTCTCATGTAGAAGAGACAAAGTATGACACCAATTACATCATGTCATACGTGACCCCTCATCAGGCTATCATGGATTTATCATTCTCAGCATCTTCAATCAGTCATGATGATGGAGGGTATGTATTTTTCCAGAATACAGAAGAAGGGTATAAATTTCAATCCCTATCATCATTATTTCAACAGAAACCAACTATGCGATTGGTTCCCAATGCTCAAAACCCCCTATACGAAGGGAACGTTCAGCGTTGGGAACGTCTTATAGATTTTGACATACTGAGAGCTATTAGAGAACGAACCATTGGGTTTACTATGGTGGGCTGGAACAAGTTTACTAAAGCGATTGTCACGGAGAAAATATCATTTGATGAGTTCTTCGAACGAACGGTGACACTGGGAGCGGTGGCCCCGCTCTCCCCGGAGAGGATAAATACTCAAGCGGTTATGCTCAGGCAAGGCGGGGATGATAAATGGTTCCACGTTGCTGGCCGGGACCGGATGAAGAAGAGCATGATTAAACAGAGTCGTTTGAAAATTAGTATGCAAGGTACGTCGAAATTATCAGCCGGACAGGTGGTTGATTTTTATATAGATTCTCAAGATAGTTCAGAAATGGAAAACCAGAAACTTACTGGGAAATATTTGATCGAGTCTATAAACCACATCTGGAGTGATATTCAATATCTACAGGTGATGACCATTATTAGAGACTCTTATTTTACTTTATCGAAAGGTAATTTAATACGTACTTCTAAAAATGTGGGCGTGGGATAATAAATACTTAAAACCAAAGACTTAATAAGGAGATTAACATGTCTGCTATCATTGAAAACACCGCAAGGGTGGAAAAGGCGGAAGTTTTTGTAGAAGATACCATCAAAGATGTCGCCAACCACAGTGTCTATATGGCCTTGTCCCGTGTGCTTGCATGGGGTGGAGAGCCAACCCCCGATGTTCCGGATGGTGGTCGGGATGAAGAGTGGGGATTCTTCCATCAGACATTTGCTATGAAAAAAATTGTTGCGGCAAATGTCAAATATTTGGTCGATGATCCGACAGCATATGACACTGGGGAAGTGGATTCGTATGTGTGGTTGACTGTTCCTGATGCATCCGCATACGATGATGCTGAAACGGTCACCGGAACGGGAGGAGCGTCCGGGACTGTCAAATGGAGACTTTCTGGTGGGTCTATGATTGGAAAGACCAATGAATTGGTTGTACTACCGATCTCTGGAACGTTCCTTCTTGGGGATACCATCACGGGTGGCACATCTCTGGAGGCTCAGCCTTTGGTTCTGGACCCAGTGACACGGACATTATTCCGGACAACGTATTGGAAGGATATTAATTATAATCATCTGCACCTTGTGTTTGGTCCATCAAACCCAGCCTTGACCAACGACTTGACGGAAATAGCAATAGGTGATACAATTGAAGATTCTGTTGATTCCGGCATTACTGGGCGGGTTATTTGGAAAGAGCAATATGAAATCGTCGGGGCGGATGATACCACCCGGTATTTCTTCCTAACGGTAGTCCCCCTGACAGGTGACTGGACTACAGCCGCCAGTGTCATTGAATCTTCAGTGGGGGTTACACCATACCCCATTAAGTATCAGCGGTCAAGAATATACGCTGATGAGGCCAATTTCGTTTACATGACTGCCACGTTCGGCATTACCTTTCCAATAGGATTGAGCTTCCGCCAAGTAGGGATTCTACAAGACCCGACTGAATCTGGAGGTGGTCTTGCAACAGATTCTGAATACTCAGACCCCGGACCAACCAGCCATGGTCAGAACAACTGGTATCTGGAAACGGGGTTTGATGAATCCGGAAAGTTGGTGTATTTGGACAACAGAACTCCGGTCACACGGGTGGCTGACCAGAGCGAAATCATTTCCGCAATCATCGAATTCTAGGAGTAAGAAATGTCTGATTCTATTCTTGTTCAATATTTTGACGATGCAGAAACCCAATTATCCAAGGGTTATATTAGGGTTCTGTTCAAGCCGGGAGTTCCGGTCCAGACACGAGAGTTGAATAACATCATTTCTTATGTACAGGATCAAGTGGCTAAAGGCTTCAGCGCCATCTGGAAACGGAACGCTGTTATTAAAGGTTGTGACTGGTACATCGCCCAAGATGATAAATTCTACATCAATGATGGGTTTATCTTCTGGAATAATTATCTTCTTCAAATATCCAACCTGTTACCGGTCACAGTGGACCCAACAGATACAGAGGTCGGATTTTATATCAAGATGTACAGTATTGGTGTGGAAGGTTCGTCTGCTGACAACCCAGCGGAGTATGGTCCGGATAATGATCTTGGTGACAATGCTTCCGGGTTTACGAACGTTGGAGCCGAAGGCGCTGATAGACTTTTGGCTGTTGTTCAAATGGCAAGGAGAGCTTCCAGCGATAACCTATACGATTCTGATGATACTCTGATTAAAGCCTTCGTTGATCTTGATGATACTGAAGGGTACATCACATTCAAAAAGGTGAACAATATTGAGGTAACAGAGCCGGAAACATCGTCTTATTCTGACATTGGACGGGATATGGCTCAAAGGACTTTTGATGAATCCGGGAACTATGTTGTGGATGGTATGGAGGTATATATTGATGAAAACGATCCCGAATCAGATGGAATTATCAACGATATTACCATCGGACTTCGTGCTGGAGTTGCTTATGTCAACGGTTACAGAATTGATGCCGCAACTGACGTTGCTATCGAACGTGTTACTGTATCCACCGAAACTTCACTTTGGAACATCCCTCTTATCATTACCCCCTATACCATAACAGGCGATTTTGCTCACATGGTACAGGTGGAGGATGATTTTATTTATCAGGGGGCTACCCCGGCGGATATCGCAGTATTCCAACCTCAATTAATCCACTTTCTTCATGAGACCACTTCAAATGTTTCTGGTATCATTGATATGGATTTTGGGGCCGATAGAGAAGTGGTAGACATCCTCGGAATTTATGATAACACCGGGGCGTGGGTATCATCCTATACATGGGATTCTGGCGGTGACCAAATCACCGGACTTGCGGCGTCTCAGACATTCTATATCATGTATTACTTTGAGCGGGTGGATGGTATCGAACGCACGGTTTATGACTTTGCTCAGGATGTAAACTTTCCTGATAGGTATCATTATGATTTTGATATCGCTGACCCAGTTGACAAACCGTATTACAAAACTAGATTAGTGGTCATCAAAACTCCAACAGATGTATTAGTTGAAGATACGGTGTATAATGACGGAACCTATGACTTTTATGTCATCAAGGTTGGGGCGCTGGGACAGGCTGGTTGGTATCTGGTTAATGTACACTCTGATGGAGACTTAACACCCGGAGCCGCTGGAACCGCAGACTTGACAGGCGCTACGTTTATGTGGCTGGGAAGTAATACGGCCACAACATACACGGACGTTGACGGGATTTACTGGGGAGCTATTTCAATCGACAGGATTGATTATTCAGACTTTATCTCTTCGGTTAATCGTGGGTTCCTTGTTGATGGGAATATTCGTCTTTCCTATAATTACGTTCTTGGAAGAACTGATGGAATTTACCTTAACTCAGATGGAATTCTGGCTGTGATTCAGGGCATTCCTATCAAAGCTTCTGTTACGAACTTCCCGAATATTAATGATACGACTATGCAACTTATGGGGTTGGTAAAACAATGGCCCAATATTGAGGTAGCGGGGGTCCGGGAGGTTTTAACTGACACTGAACAAATTGCAACCAAGCGCCTGACTATGCAAGAAATAAATGTTATAAAAGGTCGGGTAGATGACCTTGAAGAAGATATTGCCACTCTTGCGCTGGAGACTCAGACTAAAGATGAAAATTTCTCATCAGCGCTCCGAGGAATTCTGGTTGATAACTTTGACAACTTTGACCGGGTTAATTTAGGGAGGTCTGATACTCACTTCGCTCTGGACCTTGATGAGAATACGGCCAGTCTTCCTATCAACAGGGGAATCTCGGTTGATGATGATGACATCTTCGAATCCAATCCAACCCTGACAGGTGTAGTCACTGAAACAGAATCAGAATTCTGGTATCTGGACAGGCTTCCGGTTAATGATGTTACTCGTGTTGAAGTAACCAACATTACTGGGCTTCAACTTTTGAACGGTTATGTTCAGTATAAAAAATCAGCCGGACGTGTTTGGACAAGACCAAACAAAGATCATTGGATATCCAATATTGTGCGGTGGAGGTCTACTATCACACGTGAAACTACGGTATGGGTCCAGAACAGTAACTTTTCGTGGACGTGGCGTAATGGCCAAGGCTGGATACAACAAAGAAACGCACAGCGATCACCCATTGAACGAATCCGTATTCTGAAAAGATGGGAACGGGTTCTTCCTTTCTGTCGTCCACTCCGTCTCCAGATGAATATTTTGAACTGGATATACATGCCTGATCTTGTAACCCAGACACAATTCTTTGTTCGGGCATACATTGATGATAAACCAATGGAAATGATCTCCCGTAGTTCGGGGGTTTACCATCAAACAGTTCCGGCTAATGGAACTTTACAAGAATATATATTTATTCCAACTGGGGTGAATCAAGGACGTAAAAAGATTGTTTTCCGGGCATACGCTGATTCAGGTGATGCGGCCGCCGGGAACGCTAATTTCTTCGCTGAGAGAAATCAATCATACGATTCTCGTGGCAAGGAACGTATCACTATTGCCAGACGTATGCGCACGGTTTTTGTTAATCGGGTACGATCTGACAGGGACGGTGGAGATGACCCACTGGCACAAGGTTTTATCTTTGATGAGCCTGTCACACTGACTAAGGCCACGGTTTACCTGTTCAATACAGGGAACTTAAATTTGGATAGCGCAGTTACCTCAGCCTTCCCGGTCCATGTATCCATTGGGAACATGATTGCTGGATTGCCCGGAGATGAAATCTGGGCAGAGAAGACTTTGCCTCACACTCTAATCGATTGGAGTTATTATGACCAAGGGTCAAATCAGTATATTCTAAATCCTGTTGAGATTGAGTTTCCGGAACCCGTTTATATTCCAGCCAAGACCCCGTTCTGTATTACTCTCCTGAGTGACAGCACGGACTATACAGCCGCTATTGCTGAGCTTGGGTCACTGGACCTCAACACCCAGAAGACTGTGGAGCTTAACCCGTATCTGGCCGGAACACTGTTCGCTTCTTCGAACAACGTTACATGGACAGCTTTCCAAGATCGTGATATTACCATGAAGATTTACGTGGCAGATGAATTTGTGGGCTCCGGGGCAAACACGGGAACGTTGGAATTCGCTCGTATTGATACATGCTCACGCTTCCTATTCGCTTCAGAAATCTTTGCGCCGGACGGGACTGATCTTCAGTTTCAATTCAAATATCATCGGGACTCTGATGGAGTCTGGACAGAGTGGGAGAATTTTGAGCCGAATCAAGAACTTGATTTGAATGAAATGGCACGTGAGGTCCGGGTGCTGGTTACAATGATTTCTCTGGACGGAAGCCATACGCCACTCATGTCCAAAAACCATAGCTTTATCACATCCAAGTACATCGCCCAGACCGCCGCCGCCGCTCCGTTGACATTACCCACGGATGCTGGAACCGCTGAGACATCCCTTGGATTGGTTACCCGACTCACGGAAAATATTGGAGCCGCTGGAGCCGACAACTATTTGAGCGTGAAATGTATTGTGGATGTGTATCTTCCGAATCCAACAAATGATGATGTCCGGCCATGTTTCGCTTATGTTGATCCTACTACGGAAATTGAAGCGTGGGTTGGAAATGATTTCTCAGGCGGAGCCAGTGGGGATGTGACTATGGAAGATATCTTGGAGGGGTGGAAACGATATACCTTCCAGTTCAATACCACCGGACTGGCCGGAAAGAACGCTACCACTTTTAGAGGAAAGATAGCTTTCCTTGCGGATATCAACGGACAAAGTTCCCCGAAACTTCAAAACCTCCGGTGGATTCTACAAGCCGCCCAACCGTAATGAAGGAACGAAGAGATAGTAATAGCAGTATGATTATCTTCACTCCCGGACCACGGGAGTTGGAAGAGAAACGTATCGCTGATAGAGTAGACCGCATGGAGAAGATTCTGGAGCTTATTATGAACGATATGGGTCTCTCAGAGGAACACAAACAGAAATTGAGGGGTCAGACCACCAATGGCTGATAAAATCACCGCACGGGCCACATTTCGGGCTCAGAGGAACCTTATTAATGAGATGGTTGATTATAAAGCCGATCTTGATGATACCATCGCTAACGGTGGCCGTCTGATTATCGCTCAGGCTCCTGATAATCCACCCCTGACCAGAGCGCTTCAACCCCAGAAAGGAACGGGGACGGATACAGGAACGTATTTGATTGTCAAGGTTTATATTGGAGACCTTGGGGATCAAATAGTCAAAGTACCAGCCGCAGATTGGATTTCAACTACACGGATTAATGAAATTGAAGTATATAATGACGCCGACCAAATAATAGTTCCCGAAACGGGTCAGATTCTTTATCTCCAACTTGATAATGATCCAGAAGCTAAAGTACCCGGAGTCAAATATATTACCCCTGAAGGTCCATCCGCAAATATTTTAACTCTATCAGGATATCCAGAGTTGATTCGTTCTACTGCTGATGGTCTTTACCATGTTTATAAGTTTGTGTGGAATTCTACCAAGTGGGTGCTTCAACCAATTGGTGGTATGGCCGCACCTAACAATTACATACACCGAGTCAAAAGTTTTGAATTTGTGTTATCGGCTGGGGGTGGAGTCAGGACTATTAGTTGGATTGATACTGGATATGATAAAACATATGTAACAGTATCAACCACAGATGGAATGGCATATACTATTTTAGATATAACAGGCACAACAACTGATGGTCAACGAATAGCTCTCCATATACAATCACCGAATATTACTTTACAACATACCTCCGATGGATTTTGGCAATCTGGAGGGGCTGACATATTAACCAAAACCGGAGATGTGTTAGAATATATTTTTGATGATTCTGTCAGTATATGGAAATGTATCGGGATGTCACGGTCTGTTTCCGGTGGTAACCCCAAAGCATTGTATACTGGTTTTGCCGGACCAATTTCCATGTCTTCTAATAATGCGTGGGTATATCCGGATTCGGTTGGTGGGTCGGTCGTGTATATAGACCCTCCCATAATCAAAGCGTCTACATTTGGATTCATTCTTCCTGTGGGATACTATGCCAAGATGTGGATTAACGGAACAATTTCGATGGTACAAGCCGACCATGTAATTCGTTTAAGTAATAATGGTGGTTCACCATTCTTTGAAGCAAACGTGTCTCAAAGTAAATATGTATACTCTTCGGCTCCTTTTAGTATTGAATCCCCCCCTTTCTTAGTGACATCGGATAATGAAATCAGGTGGGGATTTAAAGAATTTGATGAAACAGGAAATGTTTTTGTTACTCATCTTGCTTGTGAGGTTTTAGGTTATGACGGATAAAATATTAGACGGCGACAATTTTGAAATTCAACGTACTAAAATCAATCAACAGGTTGATGAGAAGGGACAACTCACTGCTATAGGTGGAAGACTGAAAGTTGCTCAAGGTTGGAGTCAGCAACGTCTGGTAGAAGCTACTGGCGTAGCTATGAATGGTACTACATTAGAATATAATGATGACGGTAACCTCCTTATCGTTACAGCTATTGCAGGAAATTTTATTTATGATATTGAACAAAAGTCTACTGGAGAAACAGATGCACGGTTAATTGTTGTCCGATTTGAGACAACTGGATTTATTACCCCTAGATTCGGCAACCTTGTCATGCCAGCAAATTACGGATCAGAAGGAAGTGGGGCCGCTATAATAAATATCGTTCCCGGTCTTGAGTTAGTCTTTGTGGAAATTTATATAAGCCCCGGAGTATCCCAGTTCCATTTTATAGGAACGAACATTCCAGAGAAATTCGCACAGGGGTCTAGTACATATTCCGTTGGTGATGCCGGATCACCGTGGAACATCATCATATCATATGATTATAATATCCATCATGTAACCATTACAGCGGATGATAAAACGTTTACTGGGTTTGGTAACCCAACAACTGGCGGGGAAGCATACACCAACCGTGGAACTGTTCACTTTATTGTGTTGGATGAGGCGTCTAAATCATTAACAGTTATAAACTCATCAACTTTACAACTTCCAGAAGGTCGGGATTTTATTCTTCAGCCGGGTGATGTTGCTTCATTCCTTCAGATTAATGAATCAACCGATACTTTTGTTTTGTTGGGAAAATCATCAACACAACTCCCACCAACAAAATCTGTTGTAATACAAGATGGTGATTTGCGAACCGTATCTGATGCTACTTATGAACCTTTCTTTGCTGGAAATGCAACTATAAAATATAATTACGAATCATCATATATTGCAGGACCAACACAAATAAAAATCCCTGACGGGGTGACTAAAGCTAGATTTGGGGTATTGGTTTATGCTCCCAGTACAACACAACTTGAGCCACACGTTTATGGATTCAGGTTGCTTAAAAATTATGCCAAATTTACACCAGAAAATGTTGGGACTTTAGGAGAAACAGTAATTGTTGGGAATCCGTCTGGGAATTACTTGTCTCGTGCTGTGACATGGCTTAATCAAACTATTTTTTCTGTAGGCCCAGTAACATATCTTCATTTCAAAATTGATTCCGTGGTGGGTAATTTGGCGGCGGCTGGTGATTTGAAAATTTATGGATATGATGAAACCAAATTAGGATCATATTATAATCCAATCGTTACAGCTAATGATACTATAACGATTGCAAACGCCGATATTGTTCCGGGAATTTTTAGTTTTAATGCGCCGATTGTTGGAGCTATAGATGAAGGGGAATATGCAAGTTACTTGTTTGATTTTGAAAATGATCCGGGTGTTGGGAATTATGTAAGATTAGTAGCGGCAAATGCCGAAGAACTTGGCGCAATATTTCCAACTGAGAGTGGAACCGCAAATGGATTTTTTCTGGGTAATCAACACCCAAATATTTCAACATTACGATCTATCAGAGACAATATTAATGGACCCGTTTCAGTAGATAATGACTGGAACCAAACACTTGATGGAGAAGATTCTGATTACCCAATATGGATAGCAATACAAGAGTTTAATTCTACTCAAAACGTGATTTTGTCAGAAGCGACTTTTGGTGATGGACAGGTGGACCCTGATCACAATCTTTTAATGACAACACCAACAATTCCGGTATCAGAGGGTGATACGTATTCTTTAGATTCTTATTTTGGTGGAGAACCAGACGGAGACCCGCCCAAAAATCAAATTAAAGAATTCTGGATGGAGATTATAGAGTAATGCCAGAACCTATTTACGTACAGGCAACAGATACAATAGAAATCCAACGAACAAAAATCAATGACCTTGTGGATTGGAAGGCGGACCTTGATCCGGCCACAAGTAAGCTCGTTCCAGCCCAATTTCCAAAAATGATTGTGTCCGGGGTGGTTACTGTCGGGGTAGATGATTTATCAGTTAACATGGACATTAGTTCTATCAGTGATGGAACAGCAAGTTTTCTTCGGGTCCAACAGACAAGTGGATTTAATCAGTTTCTTGTAAAAACTACTTTTATTAATGATACAGCGCCGATAGGAACACAATTTGATATGATGTTTATATCCAGTGGTAGGATCAGATTTAATTTTGCGACTGGGAACATTTATCGACCAGCATCACCAAACACCAGTATATCAGCGGCCTCTGGACAAATATTAACTTTCAGAAAGACAGCCGCAGATTATTGGGAGCTTATTAGCAATTCAGAACCTACTAATATGCCAATGGCTATCGGTGGTCCGGGAAGTCTGGGAGGAACCCCGGCAAATTACATGGACTTGACACCCGGACAAAAATATTACAAATACGGAACTTTCACAACTCTTGCGGGATTTTATCAAAGTCCTCATTTCTTCTTTCAGAAGGGCATGACTGTTATCTTGGAAATTATTGGAGCCGGGGGAGATGTAATTACTCATAATAGTTCTAGCCTTATTCTTCCATATGGAAATGATATTACCGTGGCAACTGGAGATATTTTTGAGTTTATGTTTGTGGACTCATCAAGCAATGTATGGCAATTGGTAGGGAGTAATAAGAAATTCGTTGCGCCTTTATCAATTGGAGCCGGGGGAGATAACAGCGCCCTATCGGTAGCAAATGACACAGAAATTGAAATTCCTACGGGTGGTGGTGGCGGCGGGTCTGTTTTCTTTCAAGAAGGAATCGTAGTATTTAATTCTCCATCGGATAATTACATTTATGTTCCGAATGTTAAAAAATTCCGGGCTTATGCTGGGGTGTTGTGGAATATCCCGGCTACTACCAATCCATCAACATGGAGATGGCTCCATCTTGATTATTATGACGGAACTCCTAGCCTTGAAAAACGATTCTCCGTGGCTCAGAGAAGTGGGGATAATGATAGTGGCCAACAAGAGTGTGGACAACACATTGTAACCCCACCTTTAGACGGGACCATTAATGGAGGCGCTTACATCAAGGGCGTTATGAAACAGAATTCTGGGGTTGCTTTAAACTCCTTATCTTGTTTCCTTGCTATTGAAGTCATTGAATTCTAACGTCTCCCGTTATGAGATAAAGACACGTGGAGTGAAACGATTATAAATACTTAAAAGTTTACATTTCACATTCAATACAAGGAGAGAAGATGCCCCCAGAACAGGATGTCTTAATAGCTATACAAACGGAACTTTCGGGTGTTAACGCAACAGTGGGAGCATATGGTGAGCGTCTAGGAAAAATAGAGGACGCAATTATTACGTTGGCCGCAACACAGGAGCGTGTTAATAATATTGCTGATGATTTGAAGTCCCGTGAATTGGCATTGCAAAATTTTCAGAACGCTATCTGGGAAGAGATACGTAGATTAAACAAATACAATTCTGAGATGTTGGAAAAGGTTACGATCTTATCAGTTAGATCAGAAGACAATGCCAAGAAAGTAGATACGCTTGAAAAATTTAAAAATGATGTCAATCCCCAGATAAAGGAGAATACTCGTTTTCGGGGATGGGGCGAGAAATTGGTGTTTATTGTAGTAACGGCCATCGTTGTGGGTGTCGTTGGAACTGTTATATCATTTAATAATTCGCAGACTTTAAGTCATAGGGACATTGCTAAATTGTTGGATGGTAGAACCCCAGTAGTGGAATTAGAACAAAACAACGTAGAAAAGGATACGAAATGAAAGGATTCAGGGAATATGTAAAAGAGTCTACGTTGTCCGCTGATGTGCCACAAGCCGTAGGCCAGATTACCCCATCAAATAAGAAGACGGAGAAGAACACTACGGAGATGATTAAACGTGTTCCAGCTTTGCCGGGTGGTACTTTTGCCGGTGGACCTTACTTTGAAGTGGACCTTGATACCTTTACCAAATGTCAAAACGGTAAACCCCCACGGAAGTGGTGGGACACATCAACAAAGACCACGGGGATGAAACAGTTTGTTGAATCGAATCCGAAGCAATCCCCTGTCTGGATAAAATGGAAAAACTATTACCATAAGTTGAGGTAATTATGAAATTTAAAAATGTTAACGAAGCTCAGATGAATATCAAGAGCGAATTAGAGAATTTTATTCGTGATCACCTTTCCGGGACCAATAGGTCTGTCAAGGGTAATATGCTATGGCAGACAGTATCCCAGACTATCAAAGGCGCTACTAAAAATCTTTTTGACCAAGCATGGCAAGGTCTTATTGATGATGGCCTTCTTGTCCCAGCCGGGGGTAATACTTACAGGTGGGAGAGGTAAATAAATAGGGGCTCCAGAATTAGAGCCCCTTCCTAATAGCGGATCATTCAGACCCGTTGCCAGTAATCATACTCCCCGATTAAGTTCCGCCACTGCCGCTTTAACCAGATGTTTTTCTGTGGGGCCATACTCTTTATAGAGGTTTATCACCACCGTATTCCCGGCGATGTAAGCCGCTTCTCTGGCCTTTTCGGAGTGAAGAGCTTCTATTGCCTCGTCACATGCCTCAACTGTATCCATTTCATCCAGAGATAATTTCATCGAATCTCTGAAAGACTTTGTAACAGCATCCTGAATACGGTCCTTGATGCTCTCCACCTCCATCTTCCGCCGCAATTTTCGTTGGGCTCTTTTGCTCATACCGGAACCTCCTTTGCGAGATTACAAAGTGCGATGGTGAGTTCTTTCCGACACTCCACAACAATCTCCAGAATATCAGTACACAGACGGACGGGAGCTATAGGGACATCATCATTAATCTCCAGAATATCAGCCTCTACTCCCGAAGCACTGAGAATAGAACCCATAATGTTAAGAGCCCACATTCCAGTTTTAACTACATCAGCAACAACTTCTTTGCTATCACCTGTTATAGCCATAAGATTTGCCTCCTTTTATTCAATTACGAAATAGGGTACTGACCCCGGAAAGACAGACCACGTTGATCTCGGCAAACAGTAACTTACCTTATCGATGGCCATGCCCAACATCATTAAGTCCTCAGCGTTGGTCTGCTGTCCCCAAAGCTTCCCTTCTTTATCAAAGGGGGCGTTGAGGAAGGTATACCCACCCCCACTCTCCTTATGGAACTCAATGGGAAGTTGGTTAAGGAGATCAATAATATTCTCCCTCTGCTCATCAACTTTCTCTGGACTAAACCCCGCAGTCTTGACGATTCCTTCAATGACGGTAGAGCGTTTCCATAACTCATCACGGGAAAATTCCTTTATTTCCTCATCAATCCACAAACACTTCTTAAATACTTCTGTTACATTCTCTGTGGTCAATTTCATGATTGCCCCCTTAGATTTCGTAAACAACCACGTAGGCCGGGTTTGCCCACTCAACATAAAAACCCCGCTTCTCCAGATAGGCAGAAAGCGCTGGGTGGACGCCGAAATCCCAGTCACGGGGTGCCTCGTAATAATCAACCACCGACATCGGACCTTCGCCTTTGTAAGAACACCAACTCTCCCCGGTGATCCTGACTTCATCATCAACATCAAAGGCTATCGGATACCCTTTATCATGCTCAGGAAACATCTTGTTAACAGCCTTGACTAGACTGTCTCTGGTTTTCGTGGGAAGGCTCATAGTGGGTCTCCTTTCAACCTCTTGGGGAAATTGGGACCAACTGTCACAATGTACTCTGACCAGAATTTGGAGCCGCCCCAGCCAACATGTCTCCCGAATTTGTAAACCGGGAGGCCCGTTAAACTTCGTGACTTCTTTTCCACCTTTACCCAGCCTATTCTCTCCAAGAACTTCAAAGACTTCAGGCCACGTTTGCCAATATCATAATCTGCCCAGACGTACCGTCCACCGCAGTGAGCTATCATCAGGGGGATATGGACTTCCCACTCCAACACAGTTTTCTTTCTCAGCCGGGGAGGTGATCCGATTGTTCTCTTCCATTCTTTCATAATGTCTCCGTTCAGTAACCTTCTATGTTAGCGGTCTTTAACAGAATCTCAACAGCTATTCGTTCCAGTGGGTTCAGCTTCTCACCCAGTGCGGCCGCTGTAATTTTCGTTTCAAGACAATCAATGGCTTCGGTGATTTCGTCCAACGGGTAGTACCCCATATCTCCACCAACCTCCAGCTTGACAAGTGGGGCCGTTCCTCTTGGCACCAAGCTTTCTTTCAGGGCTTTTATCACGTCCATTAGATTTACCTCCTTACCAACTTACGTGAATGATGTAGGTGCCGTTTTCGATGATACCCTCATCCCGAAGGAAGAGCATAATTTTTGACAGGTTGTAATTGCCTTTGAATCTTCCGGCCATCATTGCCTCAGCTATCCTGTCCGAATCCCACGGCTCCATGAGCTTCCAGTCTTCTCGGATGTGGTAGACAACGTGCATATCGTTCCGAAGCTCTTCATCCGCAACCATCTCATACGTGATGCCCAGAGCCTTCTTAATGAGTTTATCCAATTCGTAATAA